GTCCACTTGCTGGACAGGTCGACCGGCTTAACCAAGTCATGCGGATAGTCTCCACGGTGGGTGCTCCACTCGACGATGTTGTTGGTCGTGACCAGCTGCCCGGTCTCCTCGTTCCAGTAGTACGGAACAATGCCGGTGTAGACGTTTTCCATATCGGAATCCGCTGTCAGCTCGGTCAAATTCTTCCCGTACCTGATCGTGACCCCGTTGTCCACGCCACGGTTTGTCCAGAAGTTGACTGTGAACTTGTCCCACTCGTATTCACCCTTGCCGTACACGTCCAGGATCGACCCGGCCTGTCCACCAAGCAGGCTCCGAAGTGCTGACGGTACCTTGACGGTGAATGTCGCGGAAACGTTCTTGTCCGTATTGAACGTGAACGGGTTGTTAGTCGTGGAGTTGGTGACGAGGCTCGAAAGTGCCGCCGTGCAGGACACCGCCGTGAACGGTTTGACCACGATCCTGTTCAAGGCGTAGGAAATGTGCCACGCCCGGACAGTGACGATGCCGTTGAGCGGTTTACTGATCTCGTAAATTTCAAACGGCTGTCCGCTCTTGCCGTCCGCTGGGATTGCGTAGACGATGCGGAACAGTTCCAGGTCGGAGTAGTGGATGCCCGTCTCCGGGTACTGCATCTCCAGCTCGAAGACACCGTTCCGCTCTTCCGTAACAATGCAAGAAACGGCATCAGACAACCGCCCAATGCCGTTCGTTAAAAATGAAGTTGCTGTTGATTCAAACAGAATAGGAATCATATAATCCACCAGCGAGGCGTGATCTGTACCTTAGTGATTCCGGCTCCAAGATCGACCCCGTTTGCCCCCGGCTCCAAGACCGGGAACGTGCCGGAGATCTTGTTGTTCCGGTTGATCGCCCCGTAGTATGCGTCCATGCTCTCGCAGTCGATGTCGATGTAGGGATCTGTCACGCCGGAGATCGTCAGCGTTGCGTCCCCGATACCGACCGTGCCGTTGCCCCACACCCGGAGGAAAGGCTTCGCGATCTGGAGCGTGGTGTTGAATATCGTTCCGTCAGCGGAATATTCCACCGGCATCTCTCCGGATTTCAGGAACCGTTGCGGCATACAGTCAAAGGTCAGTGTGAATTTGCCCTCGCGCATGAGCGCAGTTGCTTCAACGTCAAGTTTTGACACGAACCGCGCCAGCCTGTACTCGTCCGGATGGTAGGTCTCTTCCAGGCGTCGGTATCCAGCCTTCATCAACAGCCAGTTCCGCAGGCCTTCGATGTTCACCGGGAAATCCCGAATGATGAACGCTGCATACCGCAGTTCGAAGTTTTCAAACCGCTTGTTGTCAATGGTCAGCGTCCCGGATCTCCCTGGAACCACGACCCGTTCTATACTTCGCTCCGGAGCACTGAACGTATACGTCCCGTTGACATACAGTCCGAACTCCCGGAGATTCTTTCCGTCATAAGTTAAGTAATTGATCATGCAAACACCGCCGATCTGCTTTTCTGCGCCCGGACCAGAACCCGTTCGACCTCGTAGGCCAGAGCGGTTACGTCCTGACCCTGTGCGCCGTAAACATTGATTTCGATGTTGTCGCCGCCAGACCCGACCAGCTCCCGGAGCTTGTTCAGACCCATGACGATCTCCGCTCCGGATCCATCGCCGAACCCCTTCATGCCTGCTGCCGTCTGGAGAACAGTCGGCGAAGTGAACATGACCGGGTTGTCGTAGGCCTTCCGGTACCACTCAACACTGATATGCGGTACGCCTTCTGTCAGCCAGTCGAGAGGATTTGCGGATCCGGACACAGAGAAGTGTGGAAGTGAAATATGCGGAAGCTCCCAGTGGAAGTTAAAGAACCCCTTCATGGCTTCAATCGCATTGTGTACTGCGTCCTTTGCAGCATTAATTTTGTCTGAAATCGCCGACCTGATCGCCTCGAACTTGTTTGTCACTTCAGACTTGATCGACTCAACCTTGCTGGTGACGTTGTTTTTTCTTTGCTCGAACTTCTCAGTCGTTTGTGTCTTCAGCTCCGTGATCTTGTTGGTCACGTTTGTCTTGATCTCGGTCCACTTCTGCGTCAGCCAGTCTTTCAGCGCTGTTGCCCACTGTTTTAATTCTTCCCAATGGTTATAGACGTAATACCCAGCTGCAATGATTCCGGCTATAATCGCACCGCCAATCAGGAACGGAGCGCAAGCTGTCTCCAATGCAGTCAGAGCAGGGACAAGACCACCAGCGGCTATAATTGCCCCTTTGAGTACGCCAATAATTTTGATAATGCTACCGACACCGCTCAAAATCGGACCCAGAATCAACAGGATCGGGCCAATTGCCGCAGCCACTAACCCAATTTTTACAATTATTTCCTGCATTGCAGGGGACAGATTTGCAAACTTATTCACAATATCCGTCAATTTCTGAATGCGCGGAGTAATAATTGGCAGAAGTTGCTGGCCGAGAGCTGTTGACAGGTTCTCGACAGTCGCCTTGAATGTCCTCAAACTGTTAGCTGTTCCATCGGACGTCCTTGCATAGTCGCCCTGGGCATCTTTCGTTTTCTCAAGGACATATTGGTACCTGACCATCGTTTTTTCTGTCTGATCAAGTTCCTGCCATACAAGGCCCTGGTCTTCAGCGAACTGTTTCAGGTTTGTTTCGGTCATTACTACGCCGAACTTTTTCAGTGCTTCAGCTTCGCCGGTGAAGATTCCCTCAAGAGCTTTTGCTGATTCATCAGTCCCGACGTTGAAGTAGGAGGATAAGTCAGATGTCAATCCAGAAAGCTCTATAGAAACTTCAGCAGCCACATCTTCTGCCAGACCGATGCCCTTTGCCAGCGCACCAAAGCCAGAAGCCGCTTCGGTTGCTGCAACCTTTGACAGGCCGAACTGCTCCGTAGCTGTTTCTGCCCATGCCTTGACAGTATCAGCGTGAGACCCGAAAGCTGTATCAATCTTGTTGAGGTTTTCTTCGTAGTCAGATGCGCTATTACTGGCAATAGTAAAAGCACCAACAATCGGGGCAGTGACCCTTACGGTCATGCTCCTGCCGATCTGCCCCATCTTCTGGCCGACCGCTTGAACCTTTTCTCCGACTGCTTTGAACTGCTGTACGCCTACACTTCCGAACTGCTTTGCCTGTGTTTCGAGTTTTTTCAGTGCCTGTTCATCAGCTGTGATCTGCCGTTCCAGAGCTTTCGCCTGTTCGGAGTTTTTGTCGAAGCCTTCCGAGTTCTTCAGCTGCTCCAGAGCTTCTTTCTCTTTCGCCAGCTTTTCCTTCGTCGAATCTATTGCTGTGTTCAGATACTGCTGCTTCTGCCGGAGCAGTTCAACATTGGTCGGGTCGAGCTTCAGGAGCTTATCAATATCTCTCAGCGAGATTTGAGCGTTTTTAAGGTCTCTATTGACGTTTTCGAGCGAACGGGACAGTTCTGTCGTGTCGCCGCCGATTTTAATTGTAATTCCCTTGATACGATCGTAAGCCATTCTTAGAACCTGTCGAAATCTTCCTGGGTCGCTACCTGTTTATACTCGTACCCATCATTCATGGTTTCCGTCATCATGTCGATCACATCACCATAGTTCAGTGTCTCCAGATCAGCCATGTGAAGGCCGGTCTGGAAACACCTCAACATATACAGGCCGACTGTCATTTCCCTTTCGGTCGGCCTTGTCCTTTTTTTGCCTGGCTGTCTCCGTCCATGCTGCCCTGATAGAGACTCATGATCTCTGACACGACATCAATGTTTACGAACGCCATAGCATCGAACTGCTCAAGCCACTCGATATAATCGTCGATGCCCAGCTTGTTCATGTCTGCACTCTCGCCGGCCTTCGCCAAGATATAAGCAAGCTCGCTTGCCATAGCGACCATTTCTTCCTGCGGTTCTTCGCCGATGAAGTACTTCAGGAGATTCTTCCCGAACACCTGCTTGAACCGAATCGGTGTCGCTGCGTTTGCCAGCATTGGCACCTGTTTGTCCCCGACTTTAATTTCCTTGTACATGAGTCCCCCTTTTCAGCTGCTTATGCCGTTGTGATGTTCGTGTAAACGCTGGTAAACCAGGTCGTGTACGCGCCGGAAGTGGTCTCCGGAGCGGACGCCTTGACGATGTCCTTGTTCAGAGCGGAGTTGTGGATAGCAACCGCCGTGAACGTAACAGTCTCGGTCTGCGGTTCGATGGTTTCAGCAGTGGTCTGGCCGGAAACAGTCGGACGTGTGCAGGTGACGTTATAGAAAACGTGCCTGGTGTCTTTTTCGTCGCCGTCGAACTGGAACATCAACGCGAACGGCTGTGTCTTAGCCTGAGCATCTTCGATCAGGATGTTGCCGGTTCCCTCAATGTAACCAAGGATGGTCTTTTTGAACGTGTCAGGGATCAGCGCGGATTCGAAGTCGCCGCTGTAACCGTTGTTGGACTGGCCTACCCAGTAGTCGATATTGTCGGCCCTGAATTTAGTGGTATCGCCTTCCGCAGAGAGCGACAGGTTAACAGCGCCCGGCCATGCGACCGGAGCGTCGTATGTCGCCACATTGTTGGAGTCGATGTACGCTTTCGCGTAGTACACATTTTTCAGGCCGTATTTAACTTTGTTCGCCATTAATTACAACCT